AACGATCGTATCTCTTTCTCTGTCTTTACTTTAAACTGTGGTTGTGCAAAAGAAGCAACCACCTCACTCTGCTTATACAGGTTAGTATCGTCACCACGGCCAACAACTCCAGGAAAAAACTCATCATTTGCCACACCTAATAGAGTTAAAATGTACTTCCACATATTGTTTTAATTACTTTAAATAAAGCTGTGTACCATGGATCCTCCATGTAAATACTATTGTCTATGTGCCACTCAACATCCTCACGTGGCATATCAAGCAATACAAACGCACCGTATGTGCCCACATTGCCGTTAATAACATCTCGATGGATGTAGTGGTTTCCTTTATCTCCCACGCCACCACCAAAACTATTACGTGCGATCATATAGTTGTCCGTATAGCCAATAGCACACATAGCGTGTCCCTCGCCGTTTTCTGCAAGGGTTTCAATCTCTACCTGTTCAAGTGGCCAGCCAAAGTTTACACCAAAGATAACGGCAGCTTTTGTTAAATACATGGTTGCACGCATGTTATCAAAATGATCGTATGGTCCAGTAACCTTGAAGTAGGTTTCTTTTTTATTGCCGGCTGCATAGTTAAGTAGATCAGCAGGCCAGTTGCGTATGTCTCTAAGAAAGTCAACCGGATGAGTGTCAACACTAAAAGGGGCCTTGCTTCGAGGCAGTGCGCCAAGCTTTGTATGTACCTTACAGATACTGCGAAGATCAACACCAAATGAATCAAGCGGATCGCCACTTATCTTTTTAGCAGCTGCAAACAACCACTCAAAGCTAATAGGCTCATTCTCTTGCAACTCTGTCGCCACAGCACTCGCTGCGCCCGCGCAAAAGTCTGATGTCTTTTGATCGTAGATAGTAGGATACCCCAATATAAGTTGGGGTGGTATTGAGGTAATACTAGGTAACTGGCGTATGCTACCAAGGTTGAAGTCTTTATCTTCTGTAAGGGGTTTAAGCCCGTAATTCTTCATATGAGGCTCTATTATTCTCAAGGCGAGTAATATCTTTATTATAAACCCATGTAGCTAGTCCGACAATGACAGCGCCTAATGTAACAATTATTCCGAAACCTATTTTACCGGCAAAAACATCTTTGGAAATGTCTGATATTTTGTCTGCATTGTCTTTTACATTAGTTTGCAGCACTTCGATACACTTAACGGTATTGCTACTCGTAATAACACATTCCTTTAAGACCAGTGTTGATTGATTGATGAGATCAGCGTGTTTTATTGAAGTTTCTTTTACTGTTTCAAGATGTTTTTTAACTTCACTTACATCGTTTGTTAAGATCTGCATAGCAACACGTATATCTCGTATCAAACCCGAGTTTTCACTTTTTGTTGCGTTTGATACTGCCAAGGCAGTCTCTCTAATTAGTTCTCGCTGCTCTTCTGGTGTCATGTTATTGAGCCTCTATTACCTTTGCCTCTATAATTTCCATCTTAGCCTCTGCACCGCCAAGCATTTCAAGCTCTTTATTTACGTTTATAAGCTCGTCTTGTGCCTCTTGTGAGGTATCGCTCATAAGCTGTGCTTTGCGTGCCTCTAAAGATGTAATACGGTTTTGTATACGTCCTTGTACGTTATTAACTGAATCTTCTGACCACTTCTGTACCTTTACTTTATCTTCGGGCATGCTAATAAAGATAGCTTTCTCATCTACAGGTACATCAATAAATATAGCTTTTCCATCTACCATGACAGGTTTTACTTCGTCTACAGGTTTCTCAATTTCCTCTACAATAGGAGCTGGCTCAATAGGAGCTTCTACGTCTATGGCAACCCCAAGCCCAGCACCTACTACAAGTGCTCCCGATACTATTGCAATGTCTTTAAGTGTTTCGTTCATATGATTAGTCTGTTAGAGCTGAATAATCCCAGCCTCGTGTTTCACCGTTACAGATATAGAATCTGTTGTTTGAGTAGTCAATAATCATTCTACCGCGTTCGAGGTCTGTGTCACAATCTCCTGCCTTAGGTGCACCGTTTACACTGTCAATTTGAGCATAAGAGTTAGTTGCGTCGTTTACTGAACCTACTGAAAGAGTTGATTGTGGTGTCGTTGTTCCGATACCAATATTTCCAGTTGATGTAATTCTCATTCTACTACTTGAATACCCGCCAGTTCCAAAATCAATATAACCTAATGGCGATGTTGTTGCTGTGTAAACAAATGCTGGTCCATCTGTATTATATAGATACCAACCATTAGGAACGTTGAGATTTCCATAAGAAGGATTATTGTACCCACTTGAATTAAAACCTGCATCTGCATAATAAGTTGTAGATGTTGTTCTATCGTTGTTCCAAATAAAATCAGAAGATGCGTTTGCACCGCCGTTTCTGTTTTCTATTGTAACGTACATATAATCATTTATATCTTTTCTAAATTGTGCTAAGCCTCTATACCAATCAGTGTCTGCCCCAATTGGGGTGTTTGATGTACCCAAAACAATGAGAGGGCCACCTGCAATTGTAGTTGAACCTGTTACTGCAAGACGTGTCCAAGGTGATGTTGTACCAATTCCTAGATTGCCCGTACTTGAGATTCTCATATATTCACTAAAACCAGTCACGCCATCATTTGCTGTAGTCACCCCCCAACGGAAATTACTTCCACTATTCCAATAAGTCATCGGATCTGCAGCATCACCAATCTTAACCCCTGTCCAAGCACTATTACCTGATTGAATAGAAGAGATGAGTGATCCTGTTGACTTAAATAGACTTAATTTGTTACCTGGACTTGTTGTTCCTATACCTACGTTACCTGAAGAGATAATACGCATATATTCATTTGTACTAGCACCAAATGCCAAGTAGTTATTTGTATGACCGTACTGGATATAGCCCACATTTTCATCAAGTGAATCTCCAAAGTTAAGTGTAGAAAATCCAGTAGTACCGGCAATAATTGATAGCGCTGCACTGCTTCCGGCTGAAGTTGTGTTACTTATAACTGCTCCAGTATCAGAACCAAGCGTAGGAAATGCTCCATTACTCATAGCCACATGTAATTTAGCATCTGGAGTTGTTGTGCCGATACCAACATTTGACACTGCTGTTGAGTAAATAGAGTTAGAATTAGGGATCGTTGTTGATGCCCAGCCAATACCTCCACCACTACCGCAGGCTACTCCTGAGCTTGTAAGCACACCGTTAGAGTCAAACTGTGCACAACCAGTTGATTGACCTGATAGTCTAAAAGACTTGCCAAAAACGGCCTGTGTTATTGCAGAAACAGGGCTTGTAGTTGCCACAAACTGCTGAAGTTGATTTATTGTACCAGTACCACCACCGACATTTGGTGTAGTTCCAATTAAAGAATTGATCCCAAAGAGTGCTCCAAGTGATACTACTGCCCCTATAATTAGTGTTCCTATTGTTGTCATGTTGATATTATTATATCTAATTTATTGCATCTTGTCCCACTCTGCTTTGAGTTGTGAGCGGGTTTTAGTAACGTCGTCTAGTAGATCGTCAATGTTCTTATATTTTTGTTTACCGTATCTTTTAGATACATTGCCTTCTGCAATTTTTTCTAACTTGTTGTTAATATAAGACTTATGTGTTTTACCATAAGGGAAGTTTTTTAAATTTATACTAGGGTTTCCTCTCTGTTGTAATGCATGCTCAACTTCATGCATAATAGTATCTGCTAAATCTTTACCTGATAGGTTTTTATCAACAATAACTAAATCTTTTGTTGATTGTATGCCCGACACCTTGTCGCCTACGCCATTACCACCAAAGGCAACTTTGATTCCAGTATTTTTGTACTGTTTAGGTGCATCTTTGTCCAAGAGAGCGTCTAGCGAAAAACTTTTCTGACCATATGGTGATGTAAGTTCATCCTTTAACCAACCCTCTTGACCAAGTACCTCGGGTTTGAATATACTTGTTTTCTCTGAGTTTAATCTATCAAATTCAGGTTTCCAAAATTGTTTAGCTTTTTCTATATCTTTGTCTCTTAATATCGAATTAGCTATCTTTTTCATTTCATCTCCTTTTTCCTGCCCCTTTACCCATTCATCAAAAGACTGGCCAGATTTCTTGGCTTTTTGGATGCTTGATGTAAGATCATCTACCTTTTTATTAGCAGGTAAAAGGTTTCTGCCAGTAACTGAAGGTGTTGTTTTTGTTTGTTCCAATAGAGAGCGATATATGCCGTCAAGCTTTGTATTTGCTATATCTGCATTGATATTAAACTTAACGCCAAGATCCGATACAAGGTTTTCAAGGCGTTCATTAACTGGATCTTTTGGTGATCGCTTAGTATTTATGTACTCCAAAGCTTCTTTAAGCTCGCGTTTTGTAGCTTCATCTATTGATTTAAATGTTTTTCCTTCAATCGTAACTCCTGCAATAGGCAATTTACTTTTTACTCCAGGAATAAAGTTATCTGCCTTTTCAGCTGAATCTAAGTTCTTTGCAATAAACTTATTGATGTCATTGTTACTCTTACGTAATGGCGCATTAAAGTTTATAAAACCTCTACTATTAGGTTTTGCTGTAGCGTTAAAGTTAGGACGTGTGGTATTATTAGATACATCTATGGCACTTTTTGGAGCACTTGTTTTAGGAGTATTTATCTGTCTATTTTGTAGGAGACTAGGCTTTTGATTAAACATAGCCTCGTATTCTTTAACAAAAGGACTCTTTTTATTATTTAGTTCTTCTATATTGTTAAGAAGCTTATTTGCACTACTAAAATCTGAAATGGCAATTGCATCTGCAAGAGCATTTTTAACTCTAGCACTTGCCAATCTCCATCCTGTAGATTTTACAATTCCTGTTAGCCATCTAAATGTTAAAGCTTGGGTCGCTATCGACACTGCCCCACCATCAACCCCAGATAGTGCGCCTCCTATAGTTACTATATCTTTACCTAGCCCACTTTGAGGAGCCGTGCGCTTATTTGTCTCAGATATAACATCATCAAGATTTGCCCAAAATGTATACTCTTTATTGAGTTTTGCAATATTTGGATCTGCTTCAGCAAGAATATTACGGATTTTGTCTGAAGCAACTTTCTTAGCATCAATTAAAGATCCCTCTGCTGGAGGAACAGCAAAACCTTTTGATTTCTTTATTTCTGCATCAAAAATTCTACGGACATCTCTCAATGTCTCATTATCTATCTTGTCACCGTATTCTAAGATAATATCTTGTACTTTTTGTAGCTTATCTACAGCTTCCTTGTTTACAACAACACCTCCAGCACTATATTGAGCTTTTTCTAATTCAAGTGCTTTAACTATTTTAGATGTGTCTGACTGACCTTTTAGTGCACCGTATTCATTGATTGCTTCTCCTGCTAGCTCTCTTGCTTGACCTGCTTTTCTCTCTAAACCAGCTCTTGTAAATGCAAAAGTTTCATTAAATGGTCTTTCAAGAATTTCTTTAGTTACTCTTTCTCCTGTTGCTTTAGTAGCCTTTGTAGTAGGCGCAAGGGCTTTCATAATGCTTGTTTGAGCTGACTTCTCAAGAGCAGGTGTAGTTAAACCTCTCGCCTTTGATATTACCGGTCCAACAAACGGCAAAGCAAACCCTGTTGCAGTTCCTAATCCTGATGTTTTTCCTGTTTGTAATTTTTCTCCTGCATCGTAAGTTGCTCCAACTGCTCCACCGGCTATAGGTGCACCAACAATAGGTGCAACACGAGAAGATACGCCAATGGCTTTTGCACCCATTGTGCCAGCTTTTGTAATGCCTGAACCAGGAATAAATAATGAACCAAGTTGCAAGGCACTTCCAGCGGTTTCTTTAACAGATGGCTGAGTGATATATTGTTTTTCTTCTGGAGTAGATCTTAACTTGGCAATTTCTGCACCAAAGGTATCTGCAACACTTTTACCGCCAAGAAAGTTTGTAACAGCTGTACCGGCATTAAGAACTTTTTGTCCAAGAGTATTAGTAGGTTTGACAGGTTGAACAGATTGACCCTGTGGAGCAACGCCCAAAACACGACCGCCTTTTACCGGTAGTGTTGTTGTAGCTTGCTGTGGGAGTTGTCCAAGTATTCGTGCCATTAGATTTGTTGATCAGTTGGTAATAGTTCTGCTTGTGTTACTGCTACTACATTGCCGTCACGTAGTACCATCACTTCTCCTGCCTGTAACTGTGATCGGAATGTTGCGTATTGATCGGCACCTGTAGATGTTGCTCCTGCTACTAAGTTTTCTTTAATTCGTTTAAGTTCTTTTTTAAATCCTTCTTCACTTCGTGTCATCTTAAGAGAATCTGAAATGTTTTGAAGGTTTTGGAATTCACGGTCTGACATTGCTCCAAGACCCTTCATGTACTTAAGATTGTCTTTTGTAAGAATTGCCTTAAGTCGATCAATGTCTGCAAGCACGTCACCTGATGAGCCTCTAAGTGTTGGCAATGATGTCGAGATAGGACCAATAACATTTTCAAGAGCTTCGACATCTTCACCAAGAAGCCGATCTACAATTGTAATTGCATCAGTTGCAAATCTATCAACTTGTTGGGCATCTTGCATAGTAAATCCAAGACCTTGTACAACAGAGTTTTTAAGATCAGCAGGTACACTTGTTATCTTTGCACCACCTGACTTAATAAGCTTAATCCATGAGTCTGTTACAGGATCTTTGCCTGGCACATATGTACCGTCCTGTCCTGATGTTCCTGCCTTTGGAGTCAACCCCTTTGTAATTGGAATAAGCTTGGTAGTGTCACCATCCCAGTTATCTGGTATAGCAATAATCTTATCACCTGCATCAACTGTTTTAGAGTATCCAGTTGGTAATCCTAGATCAACAGATTCAATAGCAATTTTACCTGTCATAGGATTCTGACGTGCGATAACATAGCGACCGTTTTCAATTCGCTTATCAAGAATTTGATCTTGCGGAGTGTTTAAAACATATGCACCTCTAAGTGCTTCTTCACTGCCAAACTGGCGTACAAGGTAGTCATATGTATTTTGATCTGTCTTCTTTAGGCCATCAAGCGTGATACCGCTAGCTGAAATGTTCTGAATTTCGTTTACAGCCTGCTGTTGACGTGCTGCACGATTTGCTATACGTTCTTGTTCTGTCTGTCGAGCCTCAAGTCGCTGTGCCCGAGCTTCTTCTGTTGCTGCTTTGCTTACACGTCCATAAACAGCTTGAGCCTGTGCCTTTGCTTCATTTAAAATTGCTTGGTTAGCTTTCTGTCCAGCAGCAGTAGTTCTCTGTTGTGCGACATCAGCCTCTGTGGATCCAGCAAGGCCCGTTAGTGTCGAGATGGCTTGGGTTGAACGATCGTTTTTAGCATTGATGTTCTTCTGCTCATCAAGCTGTTGTTTGTAGTAGTTATCCAAGTATGACAACTCACCTTGTGCCATATTAAGCATGTCACTTGTTATACTCTCAACACTCTTAGGTTGTGGTACAGGGCTTTCAGTAAATGAACTTGTTGAAGACGTATCTTTAACTGGACGATTCCTTGGTGTAGGGACAGTCAAAGCAGAGTTTTTTTCTGTGGTAATCTCTTGAGCTAGATTATTAGCTTCATCTTGAGATGTTGCACGTACCTTTGTGCCGTTTATATCGTAGATCTGCTTAGTAGGATCAATTGTTGACGTTGTAGGGTTCATATATTATAACGTGTTATTTATCCATATCTCATATGAAACACCGTCTGTGCCATTTGCTCCATTTGATCCTGCTGATCCAGTAGTCGCTGCACCTCCTGCACCTCCGGTGCCCCCTGACAGGATATAAGTTCCTGTCCAAAATTTTGAGTTATATAAGACAAGTGCTGCTCCTCCTCCACCACCTGCGCCACCTCCACCGCTACCTCCACTAGCACTGGTGCCAACATCTCCGCTACCTCCATTGCCTCCGTTTGCTTTAATATTAAAGCTACCTGCGAATATATTAGCAGCAATATGTACAATACCTCCTCCAGCTCCGCCTCCACCGCCGTTTCCTCCAGATGTTGACGATGTCGAGTCACCTCCTCCTCCGCCACCACCTCCGATACCACCAACATACGGTGAAGTAGACCCGATGTTGCTCATGTCAAGACCGTATATTGAATTGAATCTAAAAACACCAGTTTTCTTGATTGGTAATGTTTTATTTCCAGTTGATGCGCCTGTGCCTCCACTGCCTCCACCTCCACCTGAGTCATCTCCTCCAGCTCCACCCTGACCGCCTGAAGATCCGATTACAGTAAGCGAAGACCCTCCAGTTGTTCCATTGCCTGGTGAGGGATCACCATCACCTCCGTTGCCTCCAGCAGTATTCCAAAACTTGCCTGTAGTAGTTGCAGATCCTCCTTGTCCCACCCCGCCAGAGTTACCACTTGTGCCAGGATTACCAGAAATGTCTATTAACCCATTTCCTGATAAGGTATCTCTTACATATATTGACCAGCCAGCAGGATTTAGCGTCGAGTTAATCGTCAAGTTATTATAGTACATATCTCTTGTTAGAGATGTCGGAACAGATATGGTCACATCACCATCACTACCATCGCCAAAAGAAGTTAATCCTGATGTTGGCCCGCTAAAAGTAGTTGTCCCAGTAAATGTTGTCGAAGCAGCAATCAAAATTGATTTGCTAATTGTCGAAGGCAAAAAGTTTGCATCAATTGTTCCATCGTTCTTAGTAACAACTACACGTAATGGTGCTGTTGCTTGGTTGTATGTAGATGTTGCAATTGAGGCAGGTAATACAAGGCGTGCCGCACTTCCTGATGATGTGCTTGAAGCCGCCTCTGTTTGTGTGGCAAGCTCCACGAAACCACTAGCTGTTTCAGAGGCTGCGGGGATTGCTCCGAAAGAAAGAGAGTTTGCGTAAGCAACACTAGCAATGTTCTGGCCATTAGCTGCTAAAGCAGATGTTGACACACCAGATGCGTATCTCAAAGGATTCTCAAATGTATCCTCGCCATTATTCTGTGCCTTAAGAATCTGAACTAATGGAAAGTCTGTTATTTTAACGTTAGCACCTCTACGATGTGAAAACTGTAGTGCTGCAACTGTTGTGGTACCAGTAGATTGACTAATACCGCGAGTTACACTTGACACTGTTGTACCTGAAACCATACCGCAGACAGTTTCTGCTTGTGCTGATCCTTCATCAATAGAGAAACAGTTAAAACCTGATAGAGAACCACCGCCACGTACACTATTTGATACAAGTGTGAATGTTGTTGCTGATGAAGTAATAGGACTTGCAAGAGATGTCTCGAAAACTGCTGTTGCTGATGGTAATGTAGCTCCAACATTTACAGGTGCTTGAGGTTGCCCTGTGAATAGCATGAAAAGTGCTATGAGTGGGGCTGTTATTGAGTTGACTATAGTGTTAATCATGGTGATATTATACAAGAATTATTTTTTATATACAAACAAATTACCTCGTTCGTGACGGTATTTTCTTACGACCCTTATCACGAATGTCTTTAAACGTTATTTCATTTATTTGCACGTATCCGATGCTGTTTGCGACAAGCTTTACACGGATAGTGTTGAACCTGCCAACACTAATAGGAAAATCAACCTCAAATGGGCTTGCTGTTGCACTTCCCCCTCCACCAATAACCTTAGAGCCAAGGGTAACTCCACCAATATATGTATTGATGCCAGAATCTACGTAGCTACCATCTCCGTTTATTGTGTATGCAAGAGAATATGGTCCACCGTCTACCGATAGAAACACGTCAACATCCTGATCAGGCTGAATAAGTCCATCAATAACCATACGACGGCAGTTTTTAAGGTTTGGTGTGCCAAGATCCATGTCGCTTGATGACCAGTAGTTAGTTATAACGTCACCATTTTCATCAAATCCTGAAAACAATATATAGGCGTTGTTGGTGATCGAGTCGCCAGCAATGAGCATACCGTTGTATTCAGCGAGACATGAGACATAATAGTCAAGCTTATCCCACTGTTTTGAGACGACATTGCGAATAAACGTAACTGAATTAAACTCATTTGCAGTTTCATTCACTTTTTCTTGTACTGAAAAGATCTCATAATCTCCCCACTTCCAAGCGACACACTTACTAAATCCATAAGGTGTTAGATCCAATTGATCAGATATTGATAATGGCTCGATAGTGTTAATATCTGTTCCTTGTAGTACGGCAAGCTTTCTAAATATAGGCTCTGCTGGGTTTGATATATCAGCTAAAATGATACCATCGGGTGTCTGATATGCAGCACGCGTGTATGGGATACCGATGTTTCGGTATGGCAAGTTTGTACTCTGTGTATCGTCAAGAGAAAAAGTAAACTGCCATGTCTTAAGTTGATGCAGACAGTATTCAATAGTGTTAATATTAAATATTGCCATTAAGTTGCCCCCACCGTCATCCTGTCGGAATGATTTACCCTGACCGTTTGAGCTTCCTGTAAAGTCGAGAATACCAGCTGATGTAGCTGTTTCGTGATAGTAACTTACCGTAACAGCACCAGTTGTTGTGTGATTAAATGTTATTGAATATGCTCCAGTTGCATAGTTAATAGTGCCTGTAGATCCTTGATTGCCTACAAGGTTACCGTTTCGATCGTCAACCAATGTCTCACCAGCCGCTTCGGTAAAACTTGTGTACATGATCGTCTTACCGCTTCCAGTAACTGCTAGTGTTCCTGAATAAACTGTACTACCCGATGCTCCTACCGCTTCTCCTGTTACCTGTGTGTAGTCAGATAATTGATCCTTATCAACATACGACAAATACAAACCAGTCTTATCATTGTTACCGGCTGTTGTTCCGTTTCTTTGCCCTGCAAATGCACGTCCTCGCCCTATATGAAACACGCCAAACCTATATGCTGATACTGATTGATCCACAGCACTACCAGGGTTAGCCGTAGGGATCTTATAGATAGACGAATTGGGTGACCCTAAATACACAAAAGACCCTGCAAGGTTTTGATAGGCTCGAAACCATACATCCTCTCCATCTGCAGCCGTCGGTAATAAATCTGTACCGACTTCCACTACATCTTGTGTTGTCTCATCATAGTATTTGACCTTTCTACCGTGCGAATACCATAAAACAGATTGTCCGTCATATCGAATACCTGTACCTATTCCTGTCACTCTACCTGTTCCATCTATAGCTGTCTGTCCAAGTAAAGTATATCCTCTACGCAATGCAATAGAGTCTTTCTCCTTAGACGTTATCCAATTTAAAGAATCAGGACTAGTACCAGGCTTAAGGGCTTTTATATCCTTTATCGCTGTGTTGAGCCCATAGAACGTGTTAATGGTAAAGTCGGGAAACATGTTAGTCGTTGTTATACCTATTTACAGCACCGCTTCGTGGGTATCCGAATAAGTCTGTTGGATCATTTGTTTCAAGATCTGATTGCTGTAGATTGTCATCCCACTTTTCCATGCTCTTTTTAAGAGTTTGCATGATAGATAAATTGTTTGGAGCTTGACGTGCACTAATTGAATCGTAGTCAATACCTCCCTGATAGATACCGATAGCGTAGTAAGCCAACAATGGCAAATACCTTGGTGGAAACACGGTCCATACAGCAGATGTACTTGTAGTGTCTATAGCTGTAGATGTTGTTAGATGCGAAATATATAAAGTACCGCTAAAAGGCACTGTTCCATTGAGGTATAACACCTTAGCATTGTAGTCGTAACATGCAGTATTGCTTATATCCTTGTATTCCAAGCGACGATCAATAGGCACTAATCGGTAGTATTCTACTCGGTCATTACCATCAAAAAGACGAATTGGTGTATCGCTAAAAAACTCTGAAAAATCAGTTATAGTAGACAAATCAATAGCAGTCTGCCATGTATTAGACGTTGTTACAGTCTTAGATGTGTTTGTCTTGCGTAAGTTTAACCATGGTCGTTCACCCTCTAATATTGTCTTAGCTGTATCTACAAGAGTATCTGCAAGATCAGTATCAATTGTCTGATCTCCATTGAGTTGCTCAAGAAACGTTTTTAGTTGTGCTCCTGTAGTAATCATATTATTGACTTAGTGAATCAACATCAACATCAAGCTTTGCTCTTCCTTTCTCACCATCCATATCCTCTTTATCAGCCATAGATAACGTATTAAATGGAATAACAAAACGCATCTTAGAAAAGACTTTCTTTGTTTCTTGCGCAATAGTTGCCTGTACCTTATCTTCCATTCCTTGCACAACTTGAATAACTTGATTTGCAAAATCAGTATTTGCCTTCTTTAATGATTCAACTGTATCTTTTACTTCCGTTAGATCTGTTGGTGGTGTTACTTCTTTATCAAGAACGGCATTATATATTGTTGACATGCCTTCAAAAACAGGATCTAGGTTTACTTTCTCTGGGGTTGCTGCTGGAGGAATTACGATTGCCTTAATAGCTGTTTCAATAGAATTAAGCTTATCTATGACTTGTGTGTCCTCAGGCTCTATAGCCTCTTCAGGTTTTTCAGCCTCTTTTGTATCTTCCTCTTCTTTAACCTTTTTAAGTTCTTCTGCCACAATTCTTCGGATAGTAGCTGAATCAAGCTTACCCCCACCCATGGCACCTCCTCCGCCGTTTGCTGTTCGTCTATCTTCAATAATGTGAGTGTTTTCCTCATCACCATAGTTTTCACTCTTTGTTGTATAGCCTGAATCGGTATATACAGATGTAACAATAGATATATCACGCCCTTCGCCACTAGGATCCTGTGCAACTAACCAAGATTTAGAAAAACGTTGACTTCCCTTATTATCAAGATCAAGAGTTGCTAATATTTCATCTGTAAAAGCATCTCGAATAACTGCTCTAACATAATACGTTGCAGTATCAGTGTGATTAGCTAGTTGCCTTACTACCGAAAAGTTTTTTTGAGGGCGAATGATCATCGTGTTAGTTTTCGTACTCTATGTATGCAGTAGCAGAATGTGTACCGTCTGTTGTTTCGGTTACTGTAACACGAGCGTATTTATAATGATCGTGCTGTAAATCCATCGAAGCCATTGTCGATGTATTTGACGCAAGCGATACTGAAGCAACTCGAGTAAGTGTCTGAGCGTTGGTATTTGTTACGTTGCTTATGAGTTTATTATAAGTTACATAGTTAATACCGTCTATAGAAACCTCTACACTAAATGCAGATGATCCGGCAGAGTGATTTGCTCGTGTAAACTGGAATGATACTCTCTTTGCACACTCTAACGAAAACACATCTGATGTTGTTGTTGCTGTTACTGCATCAATCAATTTTCTTGTTTCTGGGCGTTTCATGATAATTTAATTATTTTTAATGTTACCAGTCTCATCACTCTCGCCAGTTAATTAGCGAGAGAGTGAGACAAGTAAATGTTATCGACTGCTGATAACAAAGTACGGTGTACTTGAACCTACTGCATCAGTTGATGGAGTTCGTGCACCACCAGTCTGGTTAGCAATGAGCAATGTGATGTATCCGTTTGTTGTAGAAGCTTGAGCACCGATCACACTCCAACCTAATGAGGTTAAAGTAGTTCCTCGAGAAAGCTCTGCCATAACGAAATCTCCACTTTGTGCATTTGCAACAATACAGTCATAAGGACGTGTTGAAGATGCTGGCTGTGATACGTTTGTACCAATAAGCTCACATGTTCCAACTTCCTTAAGTGTCTTAGGGTTTGTACCAATACGTACGCCTGAGTAGAACTCATTTGTTACGTTGTTATAAATACCTCCGACATTATTCTGTGTTGTCAAACCGGCAATTACTAGGCCAACTACAATCCCAACAATTACAAGTCCTGCTATTTTAGCAAAGTTGATCATAGTGGTTTTTAATTAGCTAGTATTATCGAACTACAGTTGATGATCCTGTGTATGTAGATGAAGCCAATGCGATAGAAACGAGCATTGGTGATTGATCAGCAAACACCTTGATTCCGTAAGCTGTCCATGCGATAAAGTCTCGTCCAATCTTTCCTGAAACAAAGTTCTCTTCGAGAGATGGATTCTTCTGCACAACAACTGAAACTGACTTTGAAAGACCAAAGATACCATATGTCTTCTGGAGACCAGTTGTCCATACGTCTGCAGCTGCTGTAAGAGTTTCAGAAACAGGAACTGTTCCGGTACCACTAGCCACAATTGTCATTGTGTTAGGTGTAGCGTTGTCTGTTGCTGTAATGTTCTTAAGCTTTCGGCGATCTGCTGCTGAAACTTCAAAGTATGTTGTTGCTGAGTTCTGTGTACCTGTACCGTTGATAGCTGCTACGAGCAATAGTCGTGTAGCATCTGCATCAGCACCAATATCAATTTCACCTGCTACTGATGGAACTGCACGGAATGTCCATACAACACCGTTAACAGTAACTGTATCTCCTGCTGTTGGGTTTGTTGCCAAAGCAAGTGATCCTGTCCATGGCAAAGCATTGCTCATGAAGATGTTGAAACCGTTAAAGTAACCTGAGTATCCATTTCGACTTACTTCGTCGCCAAGAAGAGTATCCTTGCCTCCGAGGTAAAGTTCGATTGCTGTAAGAACCTGTGGAGGAACTACTGCAATTGGAGTACCTTCAGGAACTTCAAGCTTCATAGAAGTACCAGCCTGGAAACGCTTGTTATAAACAACGTTATTGAGGCGTAGACCTTCCATAGCCTTTGTGAAAAGGATAGCTACGTTATTTGCTGTAACTGTAAAGCCGTTTCCTGATGTTCCACCAAAACTACCATCATCAAACGCAACACCTGCTCCCTGATATGCTGCAAGCAACACATCTCCATCAATCTGGTTGATAAGAGCGTTAACAAGCTTTCGAGAATACTTCATCTTAACATCAAGATGTGCCTGAAGAAGATCAAGTTTCTTAACGTAGATTGAAGCTTCCTTTTCCTTGTTGATAACAAGAGTTTCTTGTGTATCTACAATAGCTTGTGTTGAGTAAGCACCATCACCACCCATATCATTTGCTACAACATCTGAAGCATATGATCGTGCGATAGTCTGACCTTTTGTAAGATCACTTTCGAGGCGAGTATCTCCCAAAATAGGATATACAGGCTCTTTGAAGTGTGACATCTGGTATTCTGATGAGAATACCGTCTTGAATGTCATTGTGTTAGGATTTGCTGCCATTTAAATTATTTAAAATTTTAATGACACCTAACCATTTATTTTATATAAAGTACTTTTTTCCGTTAGCTCCGGTTGTTAGGCCCTTTGTATTACTCTTAAGCTTTTTATATTCAGCTTCCCATGCTTTAACCTGTGCTTCAGTCATATTATCGAAGTCTGGTGCTTGATTAAAATCAATTGTTGACTCTTCATCAACCGACTTCTCCTCGTTCTGTGTTCGTGTTTCAATACCTCTCTTTTTAGGAGTAATAATTGAACTTAATTGAGAACGATTCTTAAAGATAATATAATCTAAATCTTTGTCGTTAAAACCTTTTGAATGTGCAAGCTTATCAAGTTCGGTACGTAGGTTCTTAACATCGTCTTTGCTAAGTTTTCCAAAAGTCTCCTCAATAAATGGCAGAGTTTCTTCAAATTCATTGTTAAACTCTTGTGTATCCACAATTTGCTTAACTTTTGAAGTGTATTCAGGGTCAATGGTTTGAGTTTCTGCTGGCTTAACTTTCTTAAGCAATTCAGAACTCAATTTGTTAAGAAAAGATCTATCAAGGTTATACTCTTCTGCAAGAGCCTCAATTCCATCCTTTACTTCCTGTTTTTCTACAGATGTTGTTGCTTTGCTTGCTAACTGTTGAAGTTCAGCAATCTTAGCATTTTTCTCCTGTAGCTCTTTCTCAAGAATAGTATTCTTTTCTGAAATAGTTTGAACTTCCTCCTCCTTCTCTCGAAGGGCGCGCTTTTTGTTCTTGTACTCAGTATAGATACTATCTTTTTTAGGTGCCTCTTTTTGCTTAGGCTTGGTTGTTTCCTGAGTATCTTCCGATTTAGTATCGTCTGACTCCTCATCAACTTCCTTGTCTACATCTGGTTTTGTCTCCACTTGTTGAGCTACTGTAGTATCTTCTTCAACTTCAATACCGTTTTCAGATAAATACTTTTTGTAAGCTGCTTCGTCCATTGGCATAATGGTTTTTTATAATCTCGTACCTCGAGAAATAGGTTTTAACGTCCTATAACGATGCCACAGTAATGCCTCGTAGCTCAGGGAAAAGACTTAATGTCTTTTATTGAAGGCTCAATAGAGCCCTCTAAAAAGAAACTAAACCAATGTTCCGTTTACCTTGCCAGCAAATGACTTTGCAAGCTTCTGAAAGTCATCTCCGTGTTCCTTTCGTGTATACACTCGTGTATATCCTCGGTATGAAACTGTAACTTCGTCTGCTTCTGTTTCCTCTACTAAAGACTCAACTGGTGTTGCTGTCTCTTCTACAGTAACCGGTGCTACTGATTCCTCAACTTCTACTTTTTGTGTTCGCTGTCGTGCCATATATGTGTTGTTATTATAATTTAATTATCCACGTTTTCAAGAGCCTTGTCAATTTCGTGCTCAATGTTTTTAATTTCTTCTTCTGGGTTGCCTTGTACGACCGTCAAAAGCCACAAACCAGCCATTCTTTTTGCAAATAATAGCCGTCTATCTTCCTCTGAAAGATCAGGATTTGTGCCTAATGTACGAGTAACTTTATGAATAAATGCCTTAAGTGTCTTAATAAGTTCTTGAGAAATATCTTGTTTGAGCCATTCTACTCGTGCATTGTTTAATGCTAATGATTTTTCAAAATCAATAATGTCCTGCAAGTTTTCTTGACGTGTTTCATCGTCAACATCTTGCGCTAAGAATATTTCTCTAAGTTTCTTTATCTTATCCATATTATTGAACCATTGTGTTACCTATATTTTGAGAACGCTGTAAAGATCCTGGTACACTATTAGCCATTTCTGTGGCTGTCTTAGGAATTTTGTTGTTTGGTGAAATATTTGTTTGTATATTTAGGGTGTTTTTTGTTTGGGTAATAGAATCCTCAAGTACTTGCTGATCAATATTCTTCTTAACAATTTCTGTATGTGCCATTGCGTACTTAATAAGAGCTTGGAACTTAGGGAGCGGTAGAGTTGACTGCTTATCACGAGCGTATGTAACAATCTTCTTAACAAAAGCTGCTGTAGCTCCATGCCATACATTCACTTTCTCGTTACGTAGTATCTTCTGGATAGACTCTGCTGCCTTAGCTACTGACTTCTTATCAGCATATGTTTTAACATCCAAAAATTCAGCAATTTCATCTTCTTCATAGCCACCAATAGAGCGTAATATCTCCTCATCTCGCTTGAGTGGGTTGATATTAGGGCTCTGCATAAGGAGATTAAGGGCCTCTGCACGTCGCTTTGCCTTAGCTTCACTCTCTTGTATCTTCTGATCTGATGCAACCACGAGAATATCAAGGTCCTTTGTAGTGTTAAGGTCCATTCGAGTGATCTCATCCCAATCCCAACCAGCATCTCCAAGTACTCGGATAGCCATTCGAGCAGGCATGTGATCCTTAAGTCCGAATAGATACAACTTACCAAGTCCTGCCATCATGTCTTGGAATGGCTTAGATCCCCAGCCAATACGCTTAGAAATAGACTTTTGTTCTGCAAAAGTAACTGACGCCTTCTTAGATACCTCTTGTACTCCACCCATTGCTAGATCAGTAGCACCTGTGCTTCGTCCAATAGTACCCGACATCCAGTCAATAAGATTAACTGTACCGGCTAGTTCGCCAACCTTGAACTCATACACACCTTCAGAAATACGGCGTGTACCGTTATTTGTATCGGCCGGAACAAGTGCATCTGGCCTAAACATTGCCTCATCAAGCTTGCGCACATCTTTAAACATGTCCTTATCGTATGCACGAGCACCAGAGTTGCGCTTCTCTCGGTTAGTAAGTTCTTGGTTAAACAATGCCAAGATCGCCTCTGCTGTAGGGTATATATCATCAGCATACGACTTTGACATAAAGTTTTCGTCATCTTCGTGTGTGTGAAAGGCTCGCCAAGGGTATAATGTCTTATTAGCTGTCCACTTAGAGAATCGTAGCCATGTCTTTGTCCACATATCAAACACGAGATAGTATCGTACACCGTCAATAGTCGTAATGATGTTTACAAGCTTATACACTGCATCCCCAACAAAGGCATGTGAGGCAGCATCAAGTCCAAGTGGCTTAAATCGCTCGTAATTAACGTTTTCATCAGTGCTATTCTCTGGCGCATATTTAGAATCAGCAGATACAGCAAACAACTTTGCTACTTGTTTTGCATCATAAACACCTGATTTAGCAAGCTTCTCGATCTCTGACTTGCTCTTTGTAATATTCTCGACACCAACAAAGGCATGAGCTTCAAGATCCTGTCCTCCTTTTGGTTGAAATATAAAATCTTTGAGGTTACGGACATTAAGCTCTGACCTATACTCGGGATCGCTTGTGGCGTAGTACTCAAGGATACCAACACCGCTCATAATAGCGTGCTTGCGAGCCATTCTAAGCTTAGTATCCCACTTACTGTTTTGGTTAGTATCAAGCACTTCCATTCGGAACGCTGCATTGATCTTTTGTGCATTAAAAAAGTCTGACGGTTCTGCTTCTTGGAACTCAATGAGTACAGGGGTATCGTGTTGAGCGTTAAGTGTGTCAATCATTCCAGGAAATACTGGAATAGGTACATTAAATAGTTGTCGTATTTTCTTCTTTGTATCACCGTTATAAAGTTTCCAATATTTTGCAATTCGCTCTAACCGAGGTTTTTTAAATTCGTAACACGCTTGTACTTGTCGTACTGCTTGTTCAAGAGCTTTTTGTGCGAGTGTTTCATTCATACATCACTAGGATAACAAACAACAAAATAAATACAAGACCATTATATCAATAATCTTGCAATGGTGATTCATAACTAGGTTGCACGTAGCTTTTCTCACACCCTTGCTTGCATTTATACGCTTCAGTTACCGGATCACGCAAAGTATCTACGTCAATAAGATTTAATTTACCGCAGATATTACACCTAAAGTAATCATCACGATTGTTGGAGTGGGTTTTCGTATTCTGGTTGTTCATATGCTTGTGTTTGTTCTGATACTGCCTGTGCGTAATTCTTCATCTGATATGCAATTGCACAAGCCATCAATAGGTCAAAGTGACGTGTGGTCAAACGTGGATCAGTATCTTTATCCATAAGGTCATCACGTGTGTATGATCGCAATTCATTGATAAGGTTTATGTCAGTCAACTGCAAATGACCATCTTCGACAGCTTGCTTTAGCTCAAATAGCATTTTTGGCTTAGAATCTGGGTTTGTATTCCATCCATATGTTTTACGACGTGTTGGTGCACCAGTCTTCAACTGATTTTCTTCGGTAAAGTACAGGTTCTTATACTTTTGTTTAACTGCAAGTATACACATATCAAATCTATTGTTTTCTATTGCCACAATTGGCTCGCCAAACCTTTGTGCATCAATAACAATCTCAGCACCAAAGATGTCTGGCGCAATGGTATTGTTGGCATATGTAGCTACTACACGAGATGGCGTGGTAGAAAAGTCGATTATTACAAGGGTTGAGTGATCAAGGCCAACTCCTCCAGCAACGTCTGCACCTAGCCCATATCTATGCCCTGGTACATAACTATAAAACGTCTTAAAGTCCGCAACTGTCTTGATCGGGTTACGTGGTATCTGTAGATCAAGTGTCGTACGATCAAAGAATACATCACGACTTGCTGATGGCTTACATAGATACTCTCCCTCAAAGTCTTCAGCGTTTTTCTCAATGTTATCAATATCTTCCTTAGTATAGGCAGCCGGCCATGCAATAGTGCCATTATCATGCCTGATAGGGGTTATCATCACGATCTTATCTGTTGCCTCTTTCTGTACAAGCTTGTGCACGTTACCACGCTCTGAAAAATAGTTACAGTTATATAGAGCCACACCCTCTTTTGATAGACCGTTACGTGCTTCTTCCATGTTTTCCCAAATAGCTTGAGTTGTAACAGCAGAACGTAATGACTTGCGTGTCTCAAAGTCGTCAAACCACTCAAAGTCAGGGCGTATATCCTCTTGTATGTCTCCTCTTTGGTCCGTACCAACAGTATCAGCCTGCATCTTCACGCCACTAGCTGTGGTAAACGATGACATTGTCTCTTCGCGTTTCTCAATAGTCTTTTGGAATATCTCTGGGTAGTAGTGGTTTACATGCTTGCGTATGAGCATGTTGTATATATCAGTTACAATCTGGGTACTGTTCTTTATATCTGCACTCAATACCTTGAAGTATCGCTTACTATGTTCTGTATCGTTAGCAATAGCAAAAGCCACAAAAAGCTTGGTTCTTGTGGTCTTTGCTGCACCTCTAAAAGCAATATCTACAAAGTATTTCTTTTGAGAGCGATATAGGGTTACGAGGTTGTGATCAATATTGGTATGAAAGTCTGCATCTTTAAACTTAAAGAAATGCGGATAGAAATACCTTGACCATAGATTAAACTTAAAAACAATCTGCTTATTAGTGTCTTGTGCATTAAATGCAAATAAGGCTCGTATCTTATTTACATCTTTACTCTCCAGGGTTGAGAGCAATATATTGTTCGATGACTTTTCGTCCTTCTTCAATTGCTTTGACATCTATGTTAATGGTTGTCTTGTTTATATCTATATCAATAGGATTGACCACCTTTCCGAAAGAACGTTCTGAAATCCACTCACGCGCTGTTGGATCACCAGCCTCTGCCAATTCAATTGCCTTATTAACAATCTTAGAAAAGCTACCCTCGGCATTTGGCAAATCTAGCTTTTTAATAATGATCTGGCGCGCTTTTTCAGCATCCTCTTTAACAAACCCAACTTTACGCCCAGCATTTCTTGGATTTTTAATTGGAGGCAACGCCATTCTTTTATTTTAATTATTTACAATGTCTTTATCAATTGGTCAATAGCTTCAACATTGGTGTCAATACGAATCTTCTCGTGCTTGTTGTTATCAATGATAGCCTTTAACTGATTGATTTTGTTCTCAAGAACCTTCTTGCTGTCCTTCAAATCTCGTGAATCTTTTGAGTTAGCTGTTTCTTCAAGTGAAGCATCAATTGTCTTCAAATCTGCACTCATACGTTCAAGCTGGAGTACAAGTCCTGCCTGTGCTTGCTCGAGGATCTTTACCTTAAGGATCTCATCGTTACGAATCTCAAGATATAGGTTCTTGAGTGGTTCACCTGATAGAGCTTCACCATCTTCATAAGGAATCATCACATTACCCTCAGAAACTAGGATCTGTGCGTTTTTAGCAATACGATACTTTGACAATAATTCATTTATTGCTGCATCATCTGAAATCTTAAAACTCTTTACTTTTAGCATTTTGTTTACCTTTAGCTGTTATACGATTTATAAATTGCTTCCTCATCTCTGGCGTAGTGCGCATCCACCGTATTTTTATCATACGAGTTCCATGCGCAATACGCTTTTCTTTTGGAATGTTTTGCCAATATTTACGGCGGGCATCGCTCATTGCTTTCGACATACTTGTATTATACGTATAAACAAAAAACCCCGCAAGGGGTTCTCTGTAAATTGGTTACTTATTCCAACAATGTGCACTTGCATACCAGTCCTGTGTGCCTCGGTTATGGTATAGCCACATAGCAAACTTCTCATTATCTTTCTCTTTTGTAAGGTCCAAACCTAGTGATGTTGCCTTAGGATTCCATATAGAATTTATTTGAAATTTACCAATATCAACGGAATTTTTGTTGGCATTGAATATCACCTGTCCGTTCTTATAGTGCATACCTCCACTTTCACACTTTGCAATACGCTCCATTACTGGAGGGATCTTATCAACTGTAATCTCCACAAACTTCTCAGCGTATACCGTATCAGGGTTAAACTTACCGCCTAGATTAAACGAAGTTACCAATGTTGCCGTTAAGATAGCTACTGCCGCAATGCCTGCAAATGTAAATCTTAGAATACGTACTGCTCGATACTTGAACACCTGCCACTTAGTCGCATACGGATACACATCTTTCAAACGCTTGCCCATATAGTGAATCTTAATTCTTTTCATTTGTTTATATATTAGCCTCGATCTACTGGCGTTAGAACTGTCTCAAGTACAGCCCCTGGGACATTTATACCGTCCTTTAAAGCCTGCTTGACAGCCTTTTCATCAACTACCATGTAGGATCTAGGAATCTGGTTAATATCAACGATCTTAAGCACTTTATCTTCTCTAAAACTAACACTAGCTACTTTCTTTTCAGGTTGTTCAATTGCTGCTATCTTAGCACTTGCAGTCTCAAGTTTGATCTTGCCTTTACCCTCGCCAATACGTGCTGCAATCTTATCTGTCTCTATTTGTGCCTTATTAAACTTCTCTGTTTGATAGCTTGACATCTTAGCTCTAACATCTGCCACTAAGGTCTCATATACTGTCTCGATAGGCTTCCAACGTGCACGCTCAGCTTTCACTGCTTCATTAAGAGGCTTAAGCACTTTATCCTTCTCCTCGCCAATAGACTTTAAAATCTTATTAACGTTTGTAAGGAATACACTTGCTTGTTCCAATGACGTATCATCCTTAACCACCAACTTACTTGCATCGTTCTGATAAATAATAATACTTTTCTCAAACTCTTGGGTTTTGTTTCTCATATTTATAAGTATACTCCCTTACTTATAAATGGTCAATATGACTTATCCACAGGCCTTATTTTTACCCATACGCATAATAGTGTGAAACACAATAAACATCAGACCATACTTTCCCATTAGGTTCAATAGCCGATACGCTTGACATATTGACATCTTACCCTTATACTAGTCTCCATAAGGAGGCTAGTATAAGGGCTAGATAGATGTTAAAATGTTTTTTTTAAATTACAAAATGGCTCAGTTGAGCCTTTTTTTCTTATTTTCAAATACCATATTTTAATTTTTTGTCAACCACGATGGCTCAACAGAGCCATATAAAAAAAATACAAAAAAAATAAAAATAAAAATGATGGCTCAGTTAAGCCATCACTTTTTTTCACCTTTTAAAAACTCTATTTAAAACTTACCAAAAACATCGTCCGCCATAGCATCACTTAGCCCAGACTCCTCCTGTGAAACATCACGATTAGCGTACTCTTTTGTAGTCAGAATGCCCTCCATTCTCTGCACAATATCATAATGATCTTTATGTCTAATACTAAAAGACAAAGAGCCATTAACTACACTACGATTAAGAACCCCAACAGCATGTAAATTGTCCAAAATGTTAAGCGTAATTGTTGACTGTAATCCCATATTATCAGCAATAACTTGAGCACTTACAGATGATTCATAATCAACCCCTGCAAGGATCTTGAGAGCAGTTCTTTTTTCTTCATTAGCAAGAGAATAAGCACACCATTCTATAGAGTACATATCTTCCTCACTAAGATCGTTTGTGCCAGTCTCGTACTTCTGCATGATGGATAGTGACACCGCAAGGCCAAGTAATTGCTTGGCAACTCGCATAGGCATAGCTGCTACAGGAATCTTATCAATAGTACCCTGCCAGTTAGTGTGTACCGGTGTTCGTACCTTCTCGGCAAAGATAGCAATACGCATGATACGCTCTTTAACGCTGTCGGAAATCTCTATATTCTTATTAGGAGTATTGGTAATAACCTCCTTAATGTACTGTGAATATAGATTAGAGATAGCTTCATCAAGATCATGGCCATGCTTCTTTGAGTTTAGTGCAAGCATAGTAGCTTTCTCTGCGCTGTAATCCTTCATTCTATAATAGATAAATCGTTCTCCCATGTCGGCCACCTCCTCAAAGTGTGTGTAGATTGACGGAGTTGATCCAGCAAGTACCCCTAACGATCCATGCCAATGCAATGGATCCTTTTTGGTTCCAACATATTTGATCATTTCACCGTCAAAGATCATTCTAAATTGTGACAAAATAGCGTTTCTTGACTCTGAATTTTTAGAAAACAATACAGTCATATCTGAAATCACCAACATACCCAGTTCACCTATACGATTGAGAAGCGATGTATCATTACCAGCCATACCTGAAAGAAACGTGTTTTCTGTAAGATCATCCAACCTGTGCATAAATTTCTTATCGGTAATCGACAATGGACGAAGTATCTGTGACTTACCACCAGACGATGCACCGATAATAATGAGCCATACCGGACTCTTAAGCTGTAGGCGTGTAGCAATAATACTGGCAAGGGCAATGTTGATAATGCCAGTATCCTCAAAATACTGATACTTCTGTATTTCTTGTTTAAGTTCGTGTAGCTTCATTGGAGTTTATTGATAGCTTCAGTAAAACTACAGTTATAGAGCTTTCGGTATATATCTATAGAGTCATATGCTCTGCCACAACCCCCAAAGCAATAACATGTATTGGTCTTAGGATAGTAATGAAGTGATGGACTTTTTTCATTGTGAAAGGGGCATAGTGCTTTGTTACGGTTAAAGGTCATGAGTTCTGTTATAGGATATGTGCGAGCCTGAGTCACCTTATCGTTTGAAAATGTTTTACGTTCGCTTGGATAGGTGTTGACCTTAGTGTGTTTCTTGATATAGGCATCATGAAAGAAGACAGACTTAAAAAGGGCGATCCGTGTAAACCGGTCTTCGGTGACTTCATCTATTCCGTTAAAATGTCGAGCAGTTTTAATGAGCTCATGAAGGTTGCCCCCCGCGTTTACGTAATCGCTAATGTCTTTAACGTTAGGCATGTCAGGCAAGAGGAGAATCTTAGCCTGTGGAAGTATGTCGAGTATTCGGACCATACCTTCAGCACCTGCACCATCGTTATCGAGGCATACAATAATGTTCTTATCGGTAAAAAGAGAGGCCCAATCTTTTTGAAAGCTTTGTGCTCCGCCAGTTGATGTAACGGCAGGGATATTATGGCTCCACGCAACAAGGCAGTCTTTCTCGCCTTCAGTGATAAGGATCGTGTCATGGGTCTTTGCTTTGTGCCATGCGTAGAGGGTGACCTTTCCTCCATTGTCATAGCGATACTTTGGGCCGACTGTTGTTAATGGCGAACGGCGATACTTATTAAAAATAAAATTCCCATCTGCATCGCAAACAGGAATGACAATCGAGTCGGTAAAACTAAGATTAAATTCACGCTGTATGTCAGGTGAAATCTTATTAGTCTTTAACCAATCTTGGAATACATTATTAAATTGCATGTGTACATTATAAGTACAGATAAACTTATGCGCAATAAAAAAACTGTGCATAACTTTATAACTGAATAGTGCTATACTCTATACATGAGTATAAAAGTTGAAACAAACCAAGAAGAAATTAACCGAATTAGGAAAGTAGTTATCAATCTACTGTTAATGAATGGCGTACATAAAAGAGACATATGTAAGGTCCTTAATATATCAAGTGTCTTATTAAGGAAATACCTATGATGGAGTACAAAGTGCGTAACAGGCCATTGTCATGGAGTGCTATATCACAGTTTTGGTATAACAAAGATGCTTGGTTTGATAAATATGTTCTTGGCAAGCCACAGCCTATAACACCAGAGCTTGAATTTGGTACAAAGTTTGCTGACGCAATTGAAGCTGGTAAGCCCATGGCCCCAGTGACTTTGCTATCAAAAATCGAACAGCCATTTGATGTCATGCTTGGTGACGTTCCGCTTATCGGATATGCCGACACGTTCGATGATGTTAATAAAGATAAGATTGGTGAGTTTAAGACTGGTAAGACCAAAAACCCTTGGAACAAAAAACGTGTAGACGGACATGGGCAGATCACCATGTACTGTTTAATGAACTTCATCACAAACAAAGTGAAGCCAGAGGACACGCAATTGTTTTTGGAGTGGGTTCCGACTAAAGCGAATGGCGATTATACGATCTCTCTTATTGAGCCAGTTACCGTACACCATTTTAAAACTAAGCGAACAATGTCGGACATTTTAAAGTTTATGCAACATATCAATACAACGATTGTAGAAATGGAAAGTTATGCACAGTTTAAACTTGCACAAATGAAACAATAGTTTATTATAAGTATGTTAGATTTATAAAAATATATAAAAATATGTCAAAAGAAATTGTTAAACTTGACCCCGAATTACTAGCACAACTTGATGCAAGCTATCCAAAAGAAAAGAGCCGACTTTCTATCCAGCTCAAGAAGCTTGGAATGTTTACTAAGGATGTTACTGAAAAGGTTGGTAAGAAGATCGAAATCATTAACGAAGCTGGTGAGTTCTACATCGAACAAGCAAGTGATGAACTCGATGAGAATGGTAAGAAAGTTTGGGTTAAGAATTCTATCGGTACAAGCATTGAAGGTATCGTTATATATAAGCGTTATCAGCTATCATCTTACGATGAAAGTTCTGAAACGTTTTTCTCGACACCTGTATATGATGAGTCTACAGATATTGTTCCACTCTTTAATAACGCAACAAAGAAAGAAATTGCTCGTGGCACACCAGAAGAGCTTAAGAAGCTTAAGGAGTTCTTGGAAGTAAAGGACGGTAAGACCGTAAGCAAGCTTAAGGACAACCGTGTGCTCTATGTGTTGTATAAGGATGAGCTTTATCAGTTGACACTTAAGGGATCGTCTATGTGGGCATATCTCAATGACTATGAAAAGAAGATTGGTAACCCTACTCGTTATTTGACAGCTTTTAATAGTATCGCACAAGCAAGTGGATCTAATCATTGGAACCAGATGACATTTGAAGCCGTAAGATCAATCAACCAAGAAGAGCTTGAGCGTGCTGTGGACGAGGTAAACAAGATCAAAGCAGCGATTGCCATCTCTAAGGCAAGCTATGAAGCAACAAAGCCAAAGGAAGATGAAGACAAGGACCTTAATGCGTTTGTAGCAAAGATGTAGTCATATAAGGCACATAAACGATTGTGTGCCTTAATATGATTGCACAGCACCAAATAGACTACGAAAAGATTGCCAAGCCCTATTATGGGCTATGGGACGGCACAGGTACCGGCAAGACACGCACGGCACTCTATACGTTGCGCGCGTATGCTAATAACGGTGACTTGCTCGTGATTGCACCTAAAAAGAGCGTACAAAAGTGCCAGTGGGTAAAGGAAGCGGTTACGATAGGCATACAGCCACCAGACGTTATAAGCAAGGAGACATTCAGACGTGATGCGCATAAGCTCAAACGCTATGGGGCCATTATCGTTGATGAAGCGCATTATGTTTTTGGCGTGGAGCCACAGACACATCGTGTTAATAAGGCATTTGTGCCAAATACATCCAAGCTCTTTCATAATCTCCATGAGTATTTGCGCCGTGTGCGCCCTGATCGCGTGATATTGGCGACAGCGACACCAAACAAAACAGCAATGTCAGTATGGGCAGCGGCTAAGTTACTGGGTATCGAGATCGACTACTTTGAATTCAGAAAGCGTTTTTATGTACCCATTGATATGGGCTTTTGGAACCCAGTGTATATGCCTATAAGAACCGATGAGGCAAAAGAGAAGCTGGCTGAGATAACCAAGGCACTTGGCAGAGTGTTACGTATTGACGATATTAAGGACGTACCACCACAGATATACATCACCAAGGAGTTTGATCTTACCAAAGCGCAAAAGGACATGATAAAGACATTCGGAAATCGCTTCACAGGGGATGCAACCATAAGAGCCAAAACGCATCAAGTGGAGAACGGTGTCCTTTATGAAGACGTTTATGATCCGCGTACGAGTAAAATAACAAAAACGGCAATACGCATTGATAATGAGAAAGTGGACTATATTGTCGAGCGTTCGTATGAGTTTGATAAGATGCTTATCTTCGCTACATACACTGAACAGGTAGACATGATAGCAGAGGCATTAAGGAAGCTTGATAAAAATGTCTTTATTGTTGACTCAAGGACAAAAGACATTAAAGAAGTGGAGCGACAGGTTGAGAGCATGAAGAGTGCCTATGTTGTAGCGCAGAGCTCGATGTCATCTGAATGGGAGTTCAAAAGCTGTCCGGTAACGATATTCGCATCGTTGACTAATCGAAGCATTGACTACATCCAAGGGCAAGGGCGCATACAAAGGTATGATAATGTTAAGAAGAACACATACATACACCTTGTGACGGACTATCCAAAAAGTGTGGATAGTAGATGGTTTAAAACAATTATGAGTGGACGTGATTTTAATGAAGCTTTATATGACAAAAAAAGAATCTAAAGAGAGCCCAAAGATACATGCGTGGATCCGTTGGTACATACAAACGTATCGACGTAATTGCGCTGTTGAGTTGAAGCACACACGTGGCCGAGATAAGATGCCCATGCGTGAAATATACGATCATCAAAAAAGTAGTTTAAATGATTTTAAGGATTCATTTGTGTGGAAGATCGACGATACTGGATTTAGGCAAAAGCCCTTTGACTATATAGGAACATACAGAGGCGATCCGTTTGTCGCTATCCGTTTTGTTAAGGATATATATATCATACCTATAGAGGAGATACTCAAGATTAAGTCCAAATCACTTGATAAGACGATTGCAAAGAAGATCGCTTTCAGTGTGATTGTATAGGTTATCCACAGAAATATAATTGCCTATAGATAAGTATGTTATTATGTAAGTATGGAAACACAAAAAGAAGGAGTAATAACATTATTTAACAAAGAAGGTGAGTTGATAGGGATTATTAGAAAGGATATGGTGTCTCGTAAAAATATATTTTATTCATGTAGCGAGATGGACTTTGATCAATTAGAAACATTATTTAAAAACTACGATGTGCAAAACAAGATATAAGGTTGAGATTGGTAAAGAGTTTTACGACCGTTCCATTGTCAAGGTAGAATGTAAATGTCTTTTACCAAAGCTTAAGAAGTTTTATGAAAGCAAAATCAAACAAATACAGAAACTTTGAGATGAGCCAGCACTATGTGATCAAGAGCACGATACTCAAGTGTAGCCAGTGCCAGGGTAACTATGTAGTCACGCCAAAGTCACCGGACATATGCCTGCAATGTTTTGCACGTAATGCTAGAGACAATTACCATGCGAAATAGGCCCGACGATATTGTGTTCTTTGCACGGAATAGGAAACAATGGCGTGGTCCGTTTAATAGCTTTGTGCAGGCAGCAAAGAAATCAGAGGCAGTGTATCAGTATGAATTAACCAAGATCATCACTACACTCAACGACACCGCGCATACAGGTGTTGTGTACTGTGAGATCTGTGACTGTTATGATATACAGTTGCATAAACATAAAAGAAATGAAAAAATTCCCAAAAAAGTTTAAGCTTATAACAGACGGTGGTTTCTACAAAATTATTAAGATGAAACGTTTTGTACCTAGAATTTGGATTCCAGTATCTAAAAAAATTACATATTCTTCTCCTTTAGTATATCAATTAGAAAAAGATTGCAATATAACGTTTGAATTTGTCTTTGATAGAGTTTACAAAGGATATGCTGAGTACAAACAAGCTAATTACTCTACTGTAATACGATAAAATGAAAAAATTAATTTACGGCGTTTTGGTTGTATTACCGTTTTGTCTTTTAGTAGGATTTAGCCCAGATGCACCAGCAGTCTTTCATTGGTTTTTAGGGTACGTTTCTAGTATCATTGTTCATGAGCTTGTCTTTAATAAATAAAATGAAAAAAATAAAAGCATATGCTTTACTAATAGATAATGAAGTTGATATTCATTACGATTTATTTGCAACTAAAGCAATGGCAAATGAGTTCAAAACAGAATATAGAGGTAGACAAGGAACTGTAATACCCTGCACACTTACCTACAAATTACCCAAGAAATTAAAAAAATAATATGCCATTTAGAGACTCCCCAGAAGGTATGACACACCACGAAAATGACGCGTGTATAAAGTGTCCAATTTGTAAAGCACATTTTTGGCGTGATATTCTATCTCAACACGCGTGTGTTACAAAAGAAACTTTAAAAGAATGGAAAGAAGAAGCAGATAGTATGCAAGAGTTTAAAGAAAGAGCAGATAATAACGATTTAAATAACATATAAAATTGGGGATAACTTAATTAAGTAGTGTGGTATACTGTATTTAGTAGATTGAGTTGTGCGATGGCGGAAATAGGTAGACGCTTAAAAGGATACCCCAACAAGGTTTGTGATTTATTACAAAAACCGAAAGGTAAAACTTGAAGGTAGGTGAAAACAAACCGAAATGAAAAAGATAACCCTTTTGTCGGTTATGCAAGGTGACTATACGAGTAACAGCGGGGCTATAATACACAATTATATTTAGTAAAGTGATGATGGCGGTATTTGTGTAGCCATTGTCAACCATGCTCTCGTCAAATCCTTGCTCGCACAACCCAGTCTGCTAATTGTTGGAGCGACTCGAATAAAAAATAAGAGTTATTCAGTATTTTATATAAGATATTGTGCAATCCAACTCCCGCAATTATTGTATACTGGTTACATGGGACAATTGCAATTGTTTCAGTAAATAGTGTTCGACCCACTAGCAAATCTATCACTCGAAAGGGTGGTATTTTTGTATATAGGTGGTAGAATCTATATAGCACTTTGTAAATAAAATATAGCAGTTGAAGTTAAGTCAAAAGTCAAATGTTAAAACAAATTGTTCGAGTAAAAAAGGAAGAGGGCTGCGTATCTTACGAGACGTTAAGTATTGATACGTATTCTGAATCAGTAGGAGAGATTGCTTTATCACATTCATTTGTGCTGGACGTTTTAAGAAAAGTCATGGGTAGAACACTAACTATCATAGACGCTTCTGTTACAGACAAACAGCAAAATAAAGCATTAAAAGATTTATTAAGGCAAGTTATTTCAGATGAAATGGAATTTTCCGCTGAAATGGCTTTTAATCAAGAAGAGCTGATGGCTACAATTAAAGATGAGGGCATTGATATGTCTGCATCTGTAACCATAGAACAAGCTCTTGGAGTAGATAAGTAATTATTAATCATCTTTGACTGCTATATTTTGTATATAAGTGGTAGAATATATTATATGAAAGTAGCTCAACATAAATGGTTAGTATTAGAAGATGACGATTGTGTTCATGTTATTCCTGAATTAGATATTAAACCTCATGGACATGTACAACAAGGTGAATTTAAAGCAATACTAAGTGATATGGACTGCCCTTGTCGTCCTAAGCTTGACCTATCAAACCAAAAAGCCTTGATAGTACATAATAGTTTCGAGCAAGAAGAATATTTAAATGAACTAAAATAATGGATATTAAAGTTATAAAAATCGGTGGTGAGTGGAAGGTAGAATTTTCATATGGTAATCAATTTTTTACATTAGAATATGGCGGAACAAAGGCTGAAGCCACTTGGATGGCTAAGATGTTAAGGCAGTGCTTTAAGAAATATACATCAGAGATTAAGCATTAAAAAAGCCCCCTACACACCATAGGTGGTTATAATTATCTATATGATAAACACAGTAATACAGGGTGATTGTTTGGAAGTAATGAAAGGTATACCTGATAAGAGTGTTGATATGATACTTTGTGATTTACCTTATGGAAATTTTACAGCCTGTAAATGGGATACTATTATACCGTTTGAACCATTGTGGGAGCAATATGAAAGAATAATAAAAGATAATGGTATTGTTGCGTTATTCGGAAGTCAGCCTTTTACAACAGCAATTATTAGTAGTAATTTAAAAATGTTTAAATATTGTTGGTATTGGAAGAAATCAAAACCTAATGGATGGCAACATTCTAAAAATAAACCCATGACAGCAATTGAAGAAATCTGTATATTCAGTAAAGCACCAATGGGACATGTAAATCAATTAGGTGACAAAAGAATGAGATATAATCCACAAGGAATAACAAGTATAGGAAATAAGAAAGTTACAGCAGTAGCACATGGAGCAATGATGGGAGCAAGACTTAATCAAATTGGTAAAGAATATGAAGCATTTACTGGATTTCCACATAACGTATTGGAATATGCTAATGTAATAGGGAAACAAGCACTTCACCCAACCCAAAAACCAGTAGCTTTATTTGAATACCTCATAAAAACATACACCAATGAAGGAGATTTAGTTTTAGATAACTGTGCTGGGAGTGGAACGACTGGCGTGGCGTGCCAAAATCTAAAACGCAACTATATCTTAATAGAAAAAGAACCAAAATACATAGAAGTTATTAAACAAAGATTAAGACAAGAAATTTTATTATAACCAAAAAAGAAAAGGTATGTTAAAGATAGAAGACATAAAAAATACAATAATACAAGGCGACTGCTTAATTGAGATGCAGAACATCCCCGACAAATCAATTGATATGATTTTGTGCGATTTACCCTATGGAACTACTGCTTGTAAGTGGGACACTATAATACCTTTTGAGCCATTGTGGGAGCAGTATAAGAGGATAATAAAAGACAATGGGGCGATAGTTTTAACGGCCTCACAACCTTTTACCAGTGCTTTAGTGATGAGTAACCCAAGTGCATATAAGCATACTTGGATATGGAATAAGAAATTAGCAGGCAACGGTATTCTAGCAAAAAAACAACCCTTGAAAATACACGAAGACGTTCTGGCTTTTTCGTATGGTAAATGCCCGTACTATCCACAAATGACAAAAGGAGTTTTTAGAAAACAAGGAAAATTTAAAAATAAACTAGGAACTTTCAAAAATTTTAAAACTAAAATAGGCTCAAGTCGTTATCCTATTTCGATTCAAGAGTTCTCAAATGCTGGACTAAGAAAAGAGAAAGTACATTTAACCCAAAAACCAGTAGCCCTCTTTGAGTACCTTATCAAGACTTACACTAACGAAGGAGGCCTTGTCTTAGATAACTGTGCGGGAAGCGGAACAACAGGAGTAGCTTGTAAAAATACAGGACGCAATTACATCCTAATTGAAAAAGAACAAGAGTATATAGATATAATAAATAAACGGCTACAAGGTTAATAAAAAGCCCCCCATGCATTGTCAGTGCACAGGGGGTTGTCCATCGGTAGCGTCAATGGCCGCGCCTCTCCGAAGAGAAGCGAAGATGTATTGCCCTGCACTTTTCAGAGCAGAACAAGAAAATGTTTGAACGGTACGGGGTGAGCTTCCTAGTGTCGAACGCACCTCGGCACTGGTCGCAAGCCACGACCCACCGACTTGTCGGCGCAACTAATTGAACAGTACGCCCGACCGCGAGCAAAGACGACTTTGTCATGTTTCTCCTTGCAATGGTTACACTGAATTTTGTTGCTCATGAGAGTCTATGAGGGGTTGATAGCAAAAGCCGTCTCGGTGTTGCGTAGGTCGCTCTGAGCGTCCATGTACTCCTGCCACTCCTTGTTGAGTTCAGAGCACGTAGAATCACAAAACGTGTTTGAGTCCGTGATGTACGGCACTGCCACTGGGCACTGACAATGTTTACATTTCATACAATCTAAGGGTTACAATGTGCTTTCAATATTTAGTATATACCTGTCTTAATTTTGAGCAAGAGAGTTTATCCCCAGTTTTATGTGGACAATATTATAAGCAATGCTAGTATGGGAATATAAGTAATAAATAAAAATGAAATTAAACATACCAAAAAAAGCGGGCGTTCAAACAGCCCTAAGACTTCCTAAAGAGCATTGGGATATAATTGTAGCATTGGCAAAAGAAAACAATTGCGAAAAAGCCGACGTAATTCGTCTGATGATTAGCGAGTTTATTGATAAATATAGCTTAGATAAAGCAAGCAAAAGTAATGCAGTAAATAAGATTAAAATAAAATGAACAAAGAAACACTTACCAATTGGTTTGACGTAGGTATAACGTTATGTGTCGCAAGTGCTTGTGTAATTCTACTAGTCCAGCTTGCTATCGTATTGGGTATTATTAGATTCCCAGCACCTGACACAATACCTGTGTGTATAGCAACAGTAGATGGTTATTACCAGATACTGACTCCAAATTCAACTGAGTACCCAAACTGTAGAAAAGGTACCGACCTGTATATTATTCCTGCTTATAAGACTGTAGTTAAATAAAATGAAAACAACTATACATTTTGTATCAATAGTATTATTGGCAATTGCTATATTGGTTACTAATTACAGTATAAGCAAGGTAAAAGATACTATGGGTACGCTCAAAGAAAGAATTAATAGAGTTAGTTATTACGCGCTAACAGAGCAAAATGTTAGACATATTGCTAATCAACAGATATTTAAGGATAAATGTGAGGCAAAAGGAGGTAATTTTAGTATAGAAGGAGATTATCAATATCCAGGCATTATTATTGACCTTACTACTTGCAAAACACCAACTAAGGTAATAGATATCAAATAAAATGAACAAAGAACAAATAAAAGCATTGCTAGACAGTGTAGAAATAACAGCACCTCATTCAGAAGGCTCATTGGAAGATAGAATAGCCGTGGCAATAAATGCACTATGGCTATACGAAGGTGTTATTAAGCCTGCAATTATTAAAGCAATTGATAACGCAGAATAAAATGAACAACATAATGAACAACATACAGAGAGTAATAGATGATAGTAATAAGAAATTTGATGAGAAGTTTACAAGCGTGTGGAGCTCTAAGCACGGTGAGCTTATCCGCATACCAGATGGTATTAAAGAAAACATCAAATCCCATATCTCCGAAACCATACGCCAAGTATTACAAGCTGTAGAGGAAGAGGTGGGAAACAAAGGTAAGAAACAGAATACAAATCTGTGTGCAAAATGTAATACAATTTTGCCAAGTAACTGGCTCCCGCCTATTTGTCCTGATTGTTTTTACTGTGATGATAAAGATAAATGGAATGGTGTAAGAGACAAAGAAACAAAAGATGCCTTTACTAGAGGACATGACTTTGCTATGTCACAGGTTAAGTCGTTACTAAAGTGTACTAAAGAGAATATAAAATGAAAACACACACCTTAAAGCTTGGTAGCACAATTTATTCTTTTAATTCAAAGATATTAGAATATAAAGTAATTGAGATTCAATATCTTGAAACAGAAAAACATAAAGAAAAGTTTTTTATTCTAGAGTGTACAGCATGTAGAGGACATACGGCTTGTAAAATAGCAACCAAAATAAACAACTCTGGAAATTTAGAGTATTCTCACATGATTAACAATTATTCAGAAGACGAAGATTCTCACGAACACTGGAAAAATAGCGAGTATTACTGGCATACTGGAGACTGTTTCTTTTTGACAAGGACTGAGGCAAGGTTACATGTAATGAATAAAAATATAGCTTATTATAATTCAAACATACACAAAGCAAAAGAGACAATTGAGTACAATCAAAAGTTCATTGCTGAAGAAGAAGAAAAAATCAAGGGACTAAATGATTCTGTTAAAGAACTTGCAGAAGAGAATCAATAAGTTACACTTGAGTAGCTAACGCGAATCTAAACGGGGTTCCCAGCGTTAGTAAACAACGTATGTTGTGCACAGAGAACCGTATGGTAGTGACCTTGATCACCACCAGCGGTTTTTTGTTTTGTTTAATTCTACAAAGATAATCTGCTTAGGCAAGATCTTATTGCATATGTATACGGTCTTAAAACTAATACCTCGGTTATTTTGATTTTCAAATTCAGTCCTCTTATCCGGTATAAGCATTTGAGGCTCTAAATTATTTTGCATAAACAATTTAGAAGTACCGTTGTCACCAAAAGTATTGAGCGGGAGAAAGAAAGCAAATGGCTTTCCATACTCTATGGCCTTTGCGATAAATTTAGCTTTATTTTTAAAAGGAGGATTGTCTAAGATTATATCAAACTTAAAATCAGGTTTATAGGTTAGAAAGTCTGCCCCCCCCCTCTATGTGAGTGTTCACAACAGTAAAACCCTTCTCACGCAAGTAGTCTGCAAAATTATGCTCGTCTTTAGAGAATGGTGCCCATATTATTTTGTCTTTTGGTAAATAGGGAATAATAATATCTACTGCATATTTAGGTGTGTATGCTTCTATATTCTCTCGATCTAAACTTACAAACACATGTGGTTGTTTCATTAGTACTATTTTATAACACCCTTAAGTATTTACAAACAGATCTTATCCACAGGTATCTCTTGGCAGGACAGGAATGTGTGCTATAGTGTATTTATAAGTATACAAAAATATGAAAGATCCATACATAAGTTACTTCACAGACCTGCCAAAAGAACCCACAGACTTCTCACGGCAACAGGAACGTGAACTTGATATGCAGGTTGGCGCAGATGACATAACTGGGATGTCTACTCTAAATGATTTGAACTGTGTTACTTCAGTAACAATAAATAAAATGATTAAAAACTTTGTAAAGATAGCTGTAAACGAAGACGGCGTACTTGTTGATGTAACATCTCCAGAGTGGGCAATATCTAGAATTGTTTGTGAACTGCTTAAAGAACGACACGACGACTTTACCACTGAAGTAGTCCTCGCCGACAAAAGAAAGATAGAAATAGAAGAAGACAACTATTACACTTTCTACTACACAAGAGAAGACTTGAAAGATGTGGATAAGTACATCGAGTGGATTAAGAGCGTGGTATAATTAAAGAAAAAATGCCCACACCAACAACAATGGAAGAGAGGTTTGATAAGACATTTCCAAAAGAATACTTTATAAACTCTCAAGCAGGATTGTTTTCTGAAAGACACGGTTATAAACAAACAAAAGAACTTAAATCTTTTATCCAATCAGAAATAGACCTAGCTGTAGCAGAAAGAAATAAGAAAACACTAGAAAAGATAAAGCAGTACCTCTTAGAAGAACACATACATTTTGAAGAAGGTGAGCCTCTCGATAACTGGCAATTTGAAGATGGAAAACCATATGTAAACAGTCTTGAACTTGAGAAGTTTATTACTAAGCTAATAACAAACAAATGACACCCCAAGAAATAAAACAGCAGGCGCATACAGAGTTTGTTAAAAGTTTTGTAAAGATGAGCTTAACAAACCGTCCAACTTTCTATGGCATCAAGTTTGAAGACTTAGATGAAGTATGTTACTTTATCGACTCCCTCATAGACCGCACTGTGCAAATGACAGAGGAAAGGGTTGTGGGAATTGTAGAAAAACAAAAACTAATCAAGACAAGTAGCGAGGGCGGAGTAGATTTTATGATTAGAGAGGCAGGAAATGCAATAATAAACAACATCATCTCCCTCATCACCAATAAGAGTGAGATTAACAAATAAACATGAGCAACACAAAAGACAACGATTTAAAAGTAATTCCAGAGTTTATAAAGCGCGCCATTCAAACAGAAGTTGAAAAGGCAACACAAGAAGAGTTGACTGAAGCTCAAAAGAGAATAGATAAGAGAAAGCTAGAGATTGTATCTGCTGTCATGCTGTCAGTGAATAAATACATGACAATGGAAAGTGTACAACAACATACATACAAATTTGTAATTGAAATTAAATAACATGAAAACATACAAAGTAAACAACGTGGAAGTAAGTGCAGATCAGATCAAAGAGATTATCAAGAACAACCCTGAACTGTTAAATGAAAATAAGGGAGGGAGGTATTTTTTTCCTAAGGAAGGCGAAAGATATTGGTGTGTTCGGACAGATGGTTCTGTAATTTATGAGTCTTGGGATGGCAATTATGATAGCGGTATCATTCCCCAAGGCGCATACCGCACTGAAGAAGAAGCCAAACTTGCCAGTGATAAACAAACAGCAATAGTAGCATGTTGGAAGTGGGCACAGGAAAATGCACCATTTGAGCCAGATTGGAAGAATGCAAACCAATTCAAATATTATGTTTATTGTTACACCGACACACTAATGTTTTGTCTTACATGTAATTCACAAGCTCATTTACAGTTCACGCTGCCATACTTTAAGTCAGTAAAAGATTGCGAAGCCTTCATCGAAGCCAACGAAGAACACCTAGAGTTACTATTTACAAAATAACATGCTCGGAGCGCTACTATTTGGAGGGATAGCATTGTGGTTTGATGCCAGTGCTGGTTGGGTATTGTTTTGGGCGGTGCTCGGTGCTTGTGGAGGTAATAGCAATTAATAAAACACCCCTTTTACAGGGTGTTTTATCACAGTTGATGTGTCGGCCCTATAGTTGTGATAGGGCCATTATGTTATTGTCGAACTCCACCAAGTACCTTTTTGTCATATTTGTCTGTTAGCCACAATACGAATCCGTAAAGTGCTTTACCTAGACCAAATAGAGCTGAGATCTGAGCAACAAGCATTTGAGCTTGATCATCGAGTATTGGAATATTGAATGTTGTTCCAATAAGACCGATAATAAGGATAAGTGTTCCTGTATAGCGATCACTAAACTCTTTTGAGTTTTGTGAGCTTACAATAAGACCTGCAATTAAATTCTTCATATTATTTATATATCTTTAATAAATATTCTTTTACTTCGGCTGTTATCGTACCGGTTACAACAAAGCCTTTTGCTTGCTGTAACTTGCGCAACCCAGCCTGAGTAAGTGGGCCTACATTCTCAGCAAATACTGTGGCTGTAGGCATAAAACCCTCGTACACAAGGCATTTTTGCACTGACACTATTGTACCATTGTATACAGGTTTTGCCATGTCCTTATCGTATTTAAAGCGTTGTGGGTATGCCGCTAGTATGATACGGCTATTAAAGAACTCACGATCAATGTCCTTTTTATAGAGGTGTTCTTTATCAGCTGAGTCCTCAATACGGATGTACTCAATACCACTATCTGTTTTCTTATAGGTATCTACTCCAGTAACTGAGTGCCTCCACCAAGAGAACACTCGAAGCACTGCACGTGGGATCTTTAACCCAAAGAACTCCTTAGGCCCAAAATAGAACCATAGCATTGTTGGCTTGCCTGTTATTTGCATAGTAGCCGCTACAGTATCAAAGTCATTGTCCATCTCAATCCAGTCGGGAGACAATGCAAAGCCATCGCCAGTATTGATAATCTTTTCGTCAATCTTATAGTTGGTCATCTCTTCTTCAGAGAGCTCATCAGATGGTAGAAACGCATCCGCAACAAGGTACTTGCTTGCAAGCTCGCGCGCGTCCGTGAAGATCATACCGAGTCCTGGCTTGTTAAGTCGCTTGCTGTATATAGGTGTTGGCGAGAACTTAACAATACGTCCGGTTTCCATGAAGTACAATACTGTTGCTATCTTGGCAATTGTATAAGCAACACACGCACTCTTTGTTCCTTGATATTGATACGGAAACGATCGTATCTCTTTCTCTGTCTTTACTTTAAACTGTGGTTGTGCAAAAGAAGCAACCACCTCACTCTGCTTATACAGGTTAGTATCGTCACCACGGCCAACAACTCCAGGAAAAAACT